AGGAGCTATGCACTATATAGTTGGGCAAGAGGTATTAGGAAAGAACTATATAATACACTTAATACAGCACGACAAGGAATCTAAAGCTTTTAAAATTTGGATTCAACATAAAGATGAAATACTTTTATGGAAGGAGTTTAACGTCAACATGCCAGTATCAATCGAATATAATATAAACTTTTAATGAGGTCACCTTTTTATTTTATAGTAAAACCTACAAAGGGTAAAAGATACAATAACTCAAAAGAAATAGGTGGGGTTGATTTTATAACTAGCACTTCAGAAGAAAACCACATAGCTTCTAACAGAGAGGCTATTGTTGTTTCTACTCCCCTAGGATACAATGGAGAAATAGAGCCAGGAGATACTCTTTTAGTACACCATAATGTTTTTAAGTTTTACAATGACATGAAGGGCAGGCAACAGAGCGGTAAAAGTTTTTTCATGGATGATTTGTTTTTTGTAGACAATCAGCAGTTTTATATGTATAATAAAAACAATAAATGGCATTGCCATGATAAGTATTGTTTTGTAGAGCCAGTGCCAGTTACTGAATCTTATATACATAAGCCTTTTGCTGAAGAGCCCCTTATGGGTAAAATGAAATATATAAATAAAACATTACAAGAGCGTGGTATAAAAGAAGGCGATTTAGTTACCTTTAGACCAGATACTGAATATGAATTTAATGTAGATGGTCAAAAGCTATATAGAATGTATGACCACCATATTACAATGTGTTTATGAAACATGCTATTAAGTGTAGTCAGTGTAATGAAATGTTTACTGGCGGTTATGATTATAGAATGCACTGGGAGAAAGCTCATTTAGATAACGCAATAAAACAAAATGAAATCAGAAGAACTCAAGATAAAAATAATTGAAGCGGGAAGAAAAGCTGTAGAACAGCTTATTAAAGTTGCTAAAGAAGATATTATAAAGCACGACCCAGAAGATGAGATTGCGGCAGATAGATTAAAGAACGCAGCAGCTACAAAGAAGTTGGCTGTATTTGATGCTTTTGACATATTAAATAAGATAGACCAGGAGCAGGAGAATATAAACTTATCAAATAACACAGACGCTAAAGTTGAAACAAAACAAGGATTTGCAGAAAGACGCTCAAAGTAGCATCTACAAAGTTTTAGAAGGATACATACCCAAAGGTGTTTTAGCTAATAAAAACAGAGCTAAGACTTGGGAGTATGGATATAACGACAAGTATGACTTTGTTTGCATTTCTAAAAATGGTACGCTCGGAGATGTTGTAGAAATATCAGGTCTTAAAATAGGTTTACCCGTACTTCCTAAGGATTGTTTCTCAAGGTCTAAGAATATATCAGAGCAATATTGGGAAAGACAAGAACTCCCAAAGGAGCTGTCAAGAATATATTCTATATTTCAATGGAACGAAATGCCTACTCCTTTTAAATCAAGATGGGTAGATTATATAGAGTCTGAATTTGACAATAGGGAAGAAGGGCATTGGTTTATGAATAATGGAAAACCAACTTACATTACTGGCTCACATTATATGTATCTACAATGGTCAGCAATTGATGTAGGTTATCCAGATTATAGAGAGGCTAACAGAATATTTTATATTTTTTGGGAAGCGTGTAAAGCAGATAAGCGAGCCTTTGGTATGATATATTTAAAGATTAGACGTTCAGGGTTTTCATTTATGGGTTCTTCAGAGTGTGTAAACGCAGGTACATTAGCAAAAGATTCTAGGGTAGGCATATTATCAAAAACTGGAGCGGATTCTAAAAAGATGTTTACCGATAAGGTAGTTCCTATATCTAATAGACTTCCGTTCTTTTTTAAACCCATACAGGATGGTATGGATAAACCAAAGACTGAACTAGCCTTTAGGATACCTGCATCTAAGATTACAAAGAAAAATATGTACGATAGTGTTAATGAAGAGCTTACGGGTCTTGATACCACTATTGACTGGAAAAATACAGATGACAACTCCTATGATGGTGAAAAACTTATGCTGTTAGTCCATGATGAAAGTGGTAAGTGGATAAAGCCAAATAATATACTCAACAACTGGAGAGTCACTAAGACTTGTTTAAGGTTAGGTAGTAAGATAATAGGTAAGTGTTTGATGGGCTCTACTTCAAATGCTCTTGATAAAGGCGGTAGTAATTTTAAAAAGCTCTATGAAGATTCTGATGTAAACAAAAGAAACGCTAACGGACAAACTAAAAGCGGCATGTATTCTTTGTTTATTCCTATGGAAATGAACATGGAAGGATTTATAGATGTGTATGGGCAACCAGTTCTTATAGCTCCTAAAGAAAAACGAAAGGGTGTTGATGGAGAATGGATTACTAACGGAGCTATAGACTATTGGCAGGCTGAAGTAGATTCTTTAAAATCAGATGCGGATGCACTGAACGAATTTTACAGACAGTTTCCTAGAACAGAGTCACACGCATTTAGAGATGAGAGTAAGTCTTCTCTTTTTAATCTTACAAAAATATACCAACAGATAGACTATAACGATTCTTTAATACTAGAACACCACTTAACAAGAGGGAACTTTTATTGGCAGAATGGAATTAAAGATACTAAGGTGGCTTTTAGTCCTGACAAGAGAGGTAGGTTTTTAATTAGCTGGACACCATCAAAGGGATTGCAAAATAATGTTATTGATAGGAGAGGCATTAAGTTTCCAGGCAATGACCATATGGGAGCGTTTGGATGTGACTCTTATGACATATCTGGAACTGTCGGCGGTGGAGGTTCTAATGGAGCTTTACATGGAATAACTAAGTTTAGCATGGAGGAAGCTCCTGCTAATGAGTTTTTCTTAGAGTATGTAGCTAGGCCGCAAACAGCTGAGATATTTTTTGAAGAAGTATTGATGGCTTGTGTGTTTTATGGTATGCCAATATTAGTGGAGAATAACAAGCCTAGATTACTGTATCATTTTAAAAACAGAGGATATAGAGGTTTTTCCATGAACAGACCTGATAAGCATATGTCCAAGCTATCAAAAACAGAGAAAGAGCTAGGAGGTATACCTAATAGTTCTGAGGATGTAAAGCAGTCTCACGCTGCTGCAATTGAATCTTACATAGAAAAAAATGTAGGGATAGATTTTGATGGACAGTTTAGAGAGTCCGGAGATATGGGGAATATGTTGTTTACCAGGACTTTAGAGGACTGGGCAAAGTTTGATATAAGTAACAGAACTAAGTTTGATGCGAGTATTAGTTCTGGATTAGCTGTTATGGCTACACAAAGGCATATGTATCAAGTAGAGAAAAAACAATCAAAAATAAACCTTAACTTTGCAAGGTATACAAATAAGGGAAATTTAAGTGAATTAATAAGATAGATGAAGGATGTTACAATAGACATTGCATCTACAGGCTTTCCAAGTCAATTTGTTTCTGATGCTGAAAAAGCTACGAACGAATTTGGTTTACAGATAGGACAAGCTATTCAATACGAATGGTTTAAAAAAGATGGAAACCAGTGTAGATACTACAATCAATGGAGAGACTTTCACAGACTGCGTTTATACGCAAGAGGGGAGCAGTCAATTGCCAAATATAAAAACGAAATTGCAGTAGACGGAGACTTGTCTTATCTAAACTTAGATTGGACACCAGTTCCTATATTGCCAAAGTTTGTAGATATCGTTGTTAACGGTATGCAAGACCGAGAGTTTAAGGTTAAAGCTTATGCTCAAGACGCATTATCGCAAGCCAAAAGAAGTAAGTATCAAGATATGATAGAGGGCCAGATGGCTGCTAAAGATATCTTGACTACGATACAAGAGCAGACAGGAGTAGACCCATTTATTATGGACCCTGATGAACTTCCATCATCTGATGAGGAGCTATCTCTTTATATGAACCTTAACTATAAACCTGCAATTGAAATTGCAGAAGAGGAAGCAATTGATACGATGTTTGCTGAAAATCATTATGATGATATTCGTAAACAAATAGACTATGACTCCACAGTTATAGGTATGTCTGTAGCAAAACATGAGTTCCTACCTGGAGCTGGAGTTCAGATATCTTATGTAGACCCAGCTAATGTTGTATACAGCTACACTGAAGACCCTCACTTTAAAGATTGTTTTTATTGGGGAGAGATTAAAACATTACCTATTGCTGAACTATTAAAGATAGACCCAAGCCTTACTCGTGAAGATTTAGAAGAGATATCTAAATATAGTCAGAGTTGGTATGACTATTATAATGTAGCTCAGTTTTATGAGAATGATATTTTTTATAGAGATACTTGTACTCTAATGTATTTTAATTATAAAACCACTAAGAAGATGGTTTATAAGAAAAGAATACTTGAGGGCGGTGGTTCTAAGATGATAGAAAAAGACGATACTTTTAATCCTCCACAAGAAATGATGGAAGACGGAAAGTTCGAGAAAATAGAAAAGACTATTGATGTATGGTATGATGGGGTGATGGTTATGGGAACTAATATTATTCTCAAGTGGGAGCTTGCAAAGAATATGGTTAGACCAAAGTCTTCCTCTCAGCACGCTTTACCAAATTATGTTGCCGTAGCGCCAAGAATGTACAAAGGAGTTATTGAGTCTTTAGTAAGACGAATGATTCCTTTTGCTGATTTAATACAGATAACTCATTTAAAGTTGCAGCAAGTTATTGCTAGAACTGTACCTGATGGAGTCTATATTGATGCCGATGGATTGAATGAAGTTGACCTGGGGACAGGAGCGGCATATGACCCTTCGGATGCATTAAGGCTATACTTCCAAACTGGTAGTGTAGTTGGTAGAAGTTATACTCAAGACGGAGAATACAATCAAGGCAAAGTTCCAATACAACAGCTTACGAGCAGTTCCGGAGCTTCTAAGACACAAATGCTTATAGCTAACTATAACCATTACCTAGGTATGATTCGCTCTGTAACAGGCTTAAATGAAGCGAGAGACGGTTCTACACCATCTCCAGATGCTTTAGTTGGTGTTCAAAAGTTAGCTGCATTAAATTCAAATACAGCAACAAGACATATATTAGATGGAAGTCTATACATATACAGAAGTTTATCGGAAGCTTTGACTTATCGTATCGCAGATATTTTAGAGTATGCGGACTTTAAGGAGGACTTTATAAATAAGATTGGTAAGTACAACGTAAGTATACTTGGGGAAATATCTGACTTATATATTTATGACTTCGGTGTATTTATAGAACTATCTCCAGATGAAGAACAAAAAGCTATGCTCGAACAGAACATACAGATGGCTTTATCTAAACAAGATATTAATCTTGAGGATGCTATTGATATCCGCGAGATTAAAAATCTTAAACTTGCTAATCAACTATTAAAAGTTAAGAGACTTGCTAAACAGGAGCGTGACGAAAAGATGGCTATGCAAAAGCAGGCTATGACAGCTCAACAACAACTCAAGTCTCAAGAGATGGCTTCACAAACAGCTATGCAAAAGATAGAACTTGAAACTCAGTCTAAGATGAAAGTGAAGCAAGCTGAGATAGCTTTTGAAATTGAAAAACAAAAAGCAGAAGCACAGCTTAAATCTCAATTAATGCAACAAGAGTTTAACTATAGCTTACAATTGCGTGGTATGACTGAGCAGTCTTTATCAAACAGAGAAGATTCAAGAGAGAAAGCTAAGTCTAATAGAATTAGTCAACAAAATACTGAACAGAGTAAATTGATTTCACAACGTAAAAATAATTTACCTCCACAGAATTTTGAGTCTAATGAAGATAGCCTAGATGGCTTTGATTTATCTGAGTTTTCACCTCGATAATGAGCGTTAATATTTTAACTAAATTTGTAATCTAAATTAAATTAAATGGAATTAAAAGTACGAGCGGTAGATGCCGTTGAAGAAAAATCAGTACAAGAGGTTGAACAAGAGCTTCTTGAAAAACATGAGGAAAAGTTTAATGACTCTAACGAGACAACAGAACAAACTCCTCAGATAAAAATGGATTTTGCTGAAGAGAGTGTCGTTAAAGACACTCCTAAAGCAGAAGAAACTTCTGAAGAAACACCAGGGCCAGTTCAAGAGCAGGCAGAGTTATCAGAAGAAGACGTTCTTTCATATATTGGAAAAAGATATGGTAAGGAAATTAATTCATTAGATGAATTAAATGCAACAAGAGAAGAGGCTGAACAGCTTCCAGAAGATGTTGCGGCTTACTTTAAGTATAAAAAAGAAACGGGAAGAGGTATTGAAGACTATGTAAAATTACAAAGAGACTTTAGTGCTATGAATCCTGATTCTTTGCTAAGAGAGTATTTGACAGTTACAGAAGGCGAAGGTTTAGACGCTGAAGATATTGATTCTCTAATGGAGGATTATTCTTGGGATGAAGAACTAGATGAAGAATCTGTAATTAAAAAAACAAAATTAGCAAAAAAGAAAACTATTGCTAAAGCAAAGAAGTATTTTAATGAGCAAAAAGAATTATACAAACAACCACTTGAGTCAAGACCGGTTGTTGATTCTCAGAGCAACAATGAAGAACTTCAAGAGTATAGGCAATATTTAGAATCTGTTAAAACTCAACAACAGGAAAGTGAGGCAAAACGTAATTGGTTTTTAAAAGAAACCGATAAAGTTTTTACTGAAGATTTCAAAGGTTTTGATTTCGTGCTTGACGACAAAACAGTAACTTTCTCTCCCGGTGATGCGCAGACCATTAAGAAAAATCAAGAGACTCCTATGAACTTTATTAATAAGTACTTGGATGACAAGGGTTTAATTAGTGACGCTGCCGGATACCATAGAGCTTTATCAATAGCAATGAATCCTGACAAATTTGCCAACTTCTTTTATGAACAAGGCAAGTCTGAAGCTACGGAAGATGTGATACGCAAAACTAAAAACATAAATATGAGCGAGCGCAGAGCACCAGAAATAACTAATAAAGGAGGAATGACAGTTAAGTCAGTTAACCCTGATTCGGGACGAGGCTTAAAAATAAGAAGTATTAAACGAAAATAAATTTTAAAAATTAAT